TTTAATGATTTTAAGATATTTGCAGACCCATATCATCGTTTACAAGGTTTCTCTAACAATATTTTACCACGTAATCTTGGTCCTCAAGGCGTTGTGGGACCTTTCCCTAGTGCTGTCACATACTCCAGTGAAGTTATGGCCGGAGAATGGGAGGCCTCTCAAATTGTTATTCCTAATTTTGGTGCTCCTGGTACCAATTACGAACCTTATCTCACCGCTATTGGTGATGATGTTGGCGGTGCTGGAGGATCTATTTCTTTGATCAAAGCATATCAAAATTCTCGTAGTGTTCCTCAATCTCCTGATCCAACCACTCCTGCTGGAGTAACTAGCAATGAAAATTATTGGTCTATGATGTTCGACGTCGGAGACAATAATGAAGACATTATGGATAATGTCGTTGGCAAGAACGATGAATTGCCATACCAACAGACTGAATATCCCGGTGGTCCAGTAAATCTTCCAACTCTTGAAAATCAAGTTGCTGTAATTAACACGAATACTGTCGGTTTCTCCGAATATCGTTTTACCGGATTCTCAGCTCCTTGCGGTTTAATCCGTATAGATCAGATTTATTCTGATGATACCAGTACTTTCCCTCTCATCATTGAACTAGAGTTAATGCCTGGTGACCATCGTGGTTACTTGGCTGAACCAATGAAGGATATGTGATATTATGACACCTACTCCTGAAACCGAAATTGTCCAGAAGGCTGTCAGTTCTGCCAGCGTTCTAAACCATCTGAAAAACAACAGACTAGAGTATCTTATCGCTCTTGGTCTTCTCCATATGATAGGCCTTGCCGACACCGTCTGGACACACTTACTTGGAGTGTGCTTCTAATGGCTTACAGACGAAAATCAAAAACAACATACGGCAAAGCGTTTCGCAAAAAGAATTCCCGTGGTACACACCGCAAAGGTACTTGGATCAAATACAAGTATGTCAATGGTCGACGTGTCGGTGCTGTAAAATCTAAGAAGTGATATCTTGTCCACTTTCTTTACTGTAGGTAATCGTGTCATTCACGATACTGACGAAGTAGGCCTTCGCTCTTCTTTTAGAAAAGTTAAGTCTCGTGACATTAATTATGCTCAACGAGAACTCTCTAAAGTCTCTAAACGTTCTTCACGTCTAGGTCGTCATTATGGACGTGGTCTTGGTTATGGATTGTATGTTTTTACATATCCAGTTACATTAGCTGATGGTCCTTTACCATTCATGGATTTAGCATGGCTAGTAGGATTACATAAAGCCGGTGAACGAGGAGCCTCAATAGGCGGTGATATCGGTGGACAACTGTATTTGCCCTAAATGTTCTTCAGAAGAAGTAGGCAAACATTGGGTAGATTCCCAACAAGTCTTACACTGTATCTGCATCACTTGCACTTACGAGTGGGTTGAGTAATACTTCTTTGTTACCTCGAAGTATTCCAAAAGTTCTAGATGATCTTTGGTCCTTTACCAGGTATTTCCCAATATATTTCGCTACCTGCTTTTCAGCAGTCAAATAGAATTTAACTCCAGGGAATTCAACCCATTTCCCACGTGGGGATTCGTAGTTGATTCTTCCCAAACCTAACGGCATTAATAATTTACAGAACTCTCCGAGCTTCTTTCGTTGTATCACTGGTGCAACCGCAACCATGTGTACATGTGCATGGTGTTTCCACTTCTGTGGTTCCATTGCTAAATCCGACCATATTAGTCGGGTTGTACATTCGATAACGTACGTTCCCCCAAGTACTCCTGCTTCGATCAATAATTCTCTAGCAGCAGGTAATAATTTCTCAAGCCTCTGAACTTCGACCTCGCCATCGGATTCAATCGTCTCTACCGACGGCAGTGCAAAAGTAATTAGTTTAGGCATTCTAAACATAGGGATGAATTGTCCAATTCCTTCAGAGAAAGAATAGATCCTCTTCAGCCTACGGACCATTCTATGGTAGCGTCTATTCTCAGTATCACATGATCTACAACGTACAGGCCATCTCAAGTTCTTCTTGGATTTACCACCAGTTATTTTTGATATCTTGTGGGATGCCTGGTAATCGTTCTCTTCGATTTGAACACCATCTTCGTCCAGTGTTCTAGTTGGCACGTGCAAACACGCTTTGCATGTGAAGTTCCACGGGACTTCTTTACTTGTTAAAAGGGTCAATATTTATTCCCACCCTGAAAAGCGTCCATGACGCTCACCGCAGTAGCATATTCGACACTGCGTCGTTACATGGGTGGCATAGATAGTCCAATGTTTTGTGACCCTATCACACTGATAGCAATATCCGAACCATTCGGTATGGCTCATTTCCATTTCCTCCAAGCTATCGTAATTACGGATAATGACTTCACTGCTCTGCTGTTATAGCTTGGTAAAGTTGTAATTTTCATTTCCAAGCCTCCAACCAGGCTGACTTTTGAATAGTCCATTCACAATTCCAGCATGCTATCAAATCGTGGTTTTCATATCCACGTAGATGTTCAAAGCCACATCTGGGGCATTCATCTATTCCCTTGTTCCAATCATCACAAGGGCAATTTGGGCTTAAGTTACAACATTCTTCTGTCATGGTTTGTCGTATAATGTATGTTATTTAATTCGACAAGATGATTACTTACATCAAGTAACCTAAATAAACCTGTCATGATAGGCATTATATCATGGCCCGTAGAAAGTCCTCTAAAAAGATGGAACCTGTTCCTCTGAAACTTAATTTCATGATTCCTGCAGGTGACAATACTAGATATATCGATATCAGTCAATCTGTTTCTGCATTGTCTCGCAAATTTTTACGCCAAGGCCTCGTGTGGGGTATTGCGGGTGGTCGTGTTTTGATGCCTACGCCATCGACAACTGATGGTAACGGTGTTTACCTCTCAACTCTCCCACATTCGTGGACCATGTCCAACGCTTGGGAAAAGGGCATGCGTGCATGGCTCCGTCAACAGCGTGAGGCTCTTGCTAACGGTGACCAAGAATCTATCAAAGCGAAATTTAATGATTTTAAGATATTTGCAGACCCATATCATCGTTTACAAGGTTTCTCTAACAATATTTTACCACGTAATCTTGGTCCTCAAGGCGTTGTGGGACCTTTCCCTAGTGCTGTCACATAC